TCTTGAATCCCGTGTTTATCTTGTTCTGTGCATTGGCAAGGCGTAGTTTGGCCATCTCTGTACGTGCCGTTTGAGCCTCAAGTTTTTTCAGGGAGATTGCAGCCTTGTTGTTAGATACCGCAGATGTCGCTCCAAGTTTCTGTTCAGACTCAGCTACCTTGTTGTTCATGATAACAGTTTCCGCAGCGGTTTTTTGCATAGATGCGGCGACCTTGTTATGTTCAATAGCTATTTGTGCCGATGTCTTTGCCCCTCGCGCCTGTATTTCCGAGTATTTTTTAACTGCGTGTGTTACGGCGGTCATACCGGACTTTATCTTGGCCAGTTCTTTTGAGAGTTCTTTGGAGTTGATGCTTTTTCCTGATGCTTTTGCAATGGTATCAAGCATTTTCCTCATCTCTTCCTGCATTTGGCCAAAGTTCTTTTTTACTTCCTTTTCACTCTTTTCATCCAGTTTAAACCCGACCGGAAAAACCAATTTATTATCTTCCATTTATGCTTTTGTATTAAATATGTAACCCATATATAATTATTCCCCGCTCTGGGGTGGTTTGTTTTCAATGTTCGCGGGCATCTGTTTTTTCGGTGCGAATCGTGCCCACATATTTGCCACAGACTCATCCGACATCGGAACAATGTTCATCTGTGACGGGAAGCTGTATTCACCTCTCTTTCGTAGACCGCTCTTGTCAGCAAGCATTATTGTTTGCTTGACGATGCTGTCTTTGTGTCTGTACTTCCATTCGGTGTACCTGTTGACTTGTCCGTAGAGCGCGATGATGATGTCGTTTTCGGCTCCGAGTTTTGTCTTGCTGCGATACTCGAAATAGTCTCCTTTGCCATCATCATCTCCGGCATCGCAGCTTGCAGAAGGAATGTCAAATTCGACAAATAAAAATCCAAGTCCATACCATAGCTGAATATCTTTCCAAGCGCTTCCTTGTACTGTTCCTGCGTATACAGCCTGTCAATCTTGCGCCACATGTACCACTGGAACAGCCTTATTTTCCACGGGTACTTCAATATGGCATAGGACAATACACGTGGTACTACCGTCCTGTTGTTTACCAGAGCGTTCATGTTTATCTCAAGATTCTGCCCCTCTGTGACAAGCATCTGTGATTTCCACATGAGTTCCGTTATTTTTGTGGACGTCCAGTTTCCAAGCCTGTGTACCTTGTACTCCTTGTTGCCCATTGTTATTGTCATCTTGCGGTTATCGGCAATCTCCCTTAACTTCAACTGCGCCGCTAATGATGCTCCTTTTTTCGGTGCTTTTTTTGTTGATTCCATTTGTAACAACTTTGTTATATAATTAATAAATAAAAAAGGGGCGGGGCAATACATACCCTACCCCTTTTAATTTGGTACTAAGTAAATCCTACGGAGCTTTCTCGCCAAGTTCAAGCAGTCCGCGAATCAGCATGACAGGTTTCAGGTAGGTCATGCTCGAAGGCAGTTCTTGTGCGTTGACGGCAAGCCTGATATGCAATGCACGGTCATTGTTGACAATGGAGGCTGCAATAAGGGCTTTCGGGAACAAAAGCACCTGATTGTCCAAGTCATTGACAAGTGCGATAGGACGTTCAATAACGGGAAGTTGGTCTCCCCATCCTATTGCGGATACAGAAGTTTTTGCGGTCTCGTCAATATAGGTAGGACCACCCATATTTTCATTTTTGATTGCGGTTCCTTTCAGGAATGTGGTAATCATGGTGTCCGAGGTCGACATGACATCCAACTGGATACCAGACGATCCGCCAGATGCGAATGTGTAGACGGAGTTTCCGTCCTCATTCCTATGCGGTGTCATTGTAGGAGCCTCACCAGTCCATGAGGTGGAGCCTTGGAAAATAGATCCAATCCACTTGGGACTAGCAAGATCGCCAGGGTCTACCTCTGTCCCGGAAAGTGCATCAAAGATAATCGCTGTGGAATATCCTTTGAAGAAGCTCGCAGAATCATCTAATTGTGTAATAGCTAAAGCCATAATATAAAAATTTTAAAACATTAATAAATAGTTACTTGTATGTTTAGTGCCTTGGTAGAATAGCCTGAATACAGGTTTCTCCCTGAGTACACCAAATTTCTGAAGTCCAATGAAAATTTATAGGTTGCATCTTCGTAATTATACGTTGCGGGGAATAGTTCTGAAAATCTGCTCATCAATATCTTCTCTCTCACTTGATTCACAGTGCCGTTGGTCAATAATTTTACGTAAACACCCAACATAAGCGTACACCCCAGCACACTGGCGTCTTCCGATTCGGAAACAATGCTTCCGTTCATGGATACCGTGAAAAACTCACTTGGGACACCAGATATTGGTATCCCTGCTGGATATATACCGGTAACGTCATTATACTCCAAAAAGGATTTTAACGCCAACTCAGGTATTATTTCACTTATGTTCATTATCCGTAATATTTTAACACCGTATCACTGAAAATCTTTCTCGTATAGGGGACAATACCGTCACTCCACCAACCTTTGCCACGCTTGTTGGGACCACCATCACCAAGTGATAGCTCAACCCATTCAGCGTATGGAACAGCGGCAAAAAGCACTAGCGAGTATTCTGCGAAATCTCCACCCTCCTTGCTGCCGATAGCAGACTGCAATAATTCAAATCCGTTCACCGTTACAATATTGCCCTTTGACAACCACACCTTTTTATCGGCTGTTGCCCTGCGACCCTTGTCTTGGTAGAACTTCCACAATACGCCACGCTTGTACTTACCAAAACCTATGCTGTCGTAAAGGTTGTAAGTATCGTTTTCCCAGAATGATTGGTTGTCAAGCCAGTTGTATACAGAGTCTATAACAATGTTGAACACCAAATCAATATCACGTTCAACCACCTTGTTTATATGCTCTGTCAACCCCTTTTCAAACAGTCTCCTGTTCCGCGTGTTGTATTCTGTCAGATTATTCACACCTACTGCCATCGCTCATCAACCATTATCAGTAACAGAACTCAGCCATATCGTAGCCCCAGAAAGCTCATCGTCATACGCAACCACGTCATATTGCTCAACAGTACCACTCAACTCACGACCATAGTCCATGGTAATAAGTATTGTGTCGTTCTGCTTCAACAACAAGTCGGTGGATGGTATCATTAGAGCAGGATAAGATTGCAATATCCCGCCTTGAAGAGACGTTGCTCCACTAGACGGGAACTGCAACCCACATTCACCCTCGTATAATATGTCAAAGACCTCAATTCCCTGAGCATCAACATCACCCGTGGCACGTTTTAAAACGCAATTGTCTGGATAAAAGTCAAGCTCACTCATAATCATTATTCTTCGTATGTTGCACCCCACAAAAAGGATGCGTCACGTATTTTACCGGCATCGGATGGCGTTACGGTAACACCCCATTTCTTTCTAAGAGCATTGGCACGTGCTGTCCAATTCGCCCTGTCCATGGATGTTGCCTGTATCGCAGCGTAGGTTATAGCCCTGTTGCCAATCTGCTTCTTTCCACCTGCAAAGCTTGAAACAAGCCCACAGGCATAATCCCACATCATGGCTTCTGCCAAATCACGCTTCTTTTCCCATCCATCCGTCACCTGAAAAGCACTTTCCCCAGCCGATATGCCATTCAGTCCCATAGCCTTCTGTATAAAGGTATCAGGGAATGTGAAATTCGGTAATACCTGCAAGTATTGTTCTATTGTCATAGTTGCCATATCGGTAGGTAATAGTTATCAAGAGAATGTGCTGGAATCAAGTGATACAACCCACTTCGGATTCTTATAGCTTATGAAAGACCATGACTCCATGTTGGTTATCAGGGAGAAAGGATCGGATTCGTAAAGCTGGATAGCACCGATAAGTCCACCCTCAAAGGCGGATTTAATGGTATTCGGGTTGCTGTCCTCAGAGTAGTCAGACGGGCTGTTGTGCATGTTGAAAAGCTGGGTAACGGGGACAAGAACAATCTTATCAACGTTAAAGGCAGCACTATCAACTGTCGGAACACCGTCAATTTCTATACGCGATTTCTCGTTGATGGGTACAATGGGCGGCAAGTCAAATGCGACAGACAACTGTTGTCTGATATACCTGTCATTTAATTGCAGGTCATCACTTGACAGAATCATATATGCCTTGATTGCGGCGATAACGCCAGCATCGGCTATGATTTTATCGTACAGTGTCTTGGAGCACAGGAATACCCTATTGGAAGGCATACCGACACTGTCATCATCGGCCAGAGCGTTCATGCGCTTCAGGTCTTTGATAATGTCAGCACCAACTGTAAACCATGCAGCCGTGGAAGCTTTCAGTTTATTGGCGGCAGGAGTGCGCAGGTCTACGGTGTAGCCTGTGGTATGTCCCTGAGGTTTCAAGGTTATCTGCTGATCGGAAAGTGCCTCGAATATCCATGAGTTCCATGCTGTATGGAAACCACCAACGATGGCTTCGGCACGTCCCATGTATTTCTTGACCATTTCATAGCCAAGGTCATAATTCACAAGGTTCAGTTCTTTGATGTGGTTCAAGTCGGACTGGTCCACTTTGAAACCGTGACCTATCTTGTGAATGGAGTCTCCGTATGCTTCACCGCCTTCAAAGGAACGCAGGGGCTTTTTACCCATTGCTCCAAGAGGAGATGCTTTTACGACAATGTTTGTTTCTTCTACGATAGCCGAAAACCTGTGGCTATTGGATGCAGGAAGTACGGTTGTAAACTGTTTCCACAACGCTTGGTTGTATTTGTTGTTTACGGTGTCCAACAGCATCTTGAAATCGCCTACATTCGAGGCAAGATCGTATAAATTATAATTTCGATAATCTCTATTCATAACTTATTCTCCTTATTCTTTAGCTGCTGAATAACGTACATAAACATCCTTGCTACGCATATAGTCGCGCACGGAATCTGCAATAGGCGGGATTCTGTTTACAAGCAGTACACCATCATATTGGCAGAATAGACCGTCAACGCCATACATGTTTACGGCATTGTCGTCTTTTGAAACATCATAGAAAGTGAATCCATTGGGAAGTACCGTTGCGTAATAGTTACCAGAACTTTCCCCAACTTCGGACATTTCAATAAACACGGTGCCAGCAGCAAGTGTAGCAGTAGTCCCACCAGAGTTCGGGTTGGATACCGTCACGACGTCATAAAGGGCGCTGGTTGTCCTGTCAATAGTACCCACGGTATATACATCAGTTGTTGCTTCTGACAGGCCTGCCAGAGTTGATGGGGCTACTCCGAGAATCATCCCAGCCTGTATGCGACTCCCCTCAGGCCCTTTCTTAATCTTTGCTTCAAAAGTGGCATCTGTCCCGGTGGCTTTCGCTTCGTAAAGTTCAAATGCGTAATGTATGGCTATTGTACGGGCTGCGTCGTCGATGAGTATCGGAGTTCCAGCAGGAATACATCCGACATCACCATCAGGCAGTTTCGTTAAATCCACAATATACTGACCACTTGTAACACCAGTCTTAGAACCAGTGAATACATTACGAGCACCACCGTATGACTTCGACCACTTGATCATCTGTAAAGTTTGGCTCATTTTAATATTGTTTAATTAATAATAAAATACGGAGTCACACCGCAGCAAGAGACCTTCTCGTGCTCCTTTATTTTTTACTGACAGGTTCGCCAACGCCGAGAAATTCTGAGAGGCCCTTGCTCTTGGCAACGACTTCTTCCTTTTCCTTCAGCACTTTGTCGACATATCCTTTCAGTGGCGATGTCCCCTCGCCTTCCCTACCGCTTCCCTCGCCAGGTACGTATGTTTGACCCTTGGCAGACAGCGTTTTGTTGAACTTTGCCTTTGCTTCCGCAAAAACATCCTCAGCAGACGCACTCTCACCAAGTTTCAATGTTGCAAGTTCCATGGCGTTTTCAAAATCCACCCTCCATTCGTTTGTAAGTTTCAGTTCGCTTGTGAGTTGTGAAAGACGCTCATTCCTGAGTGTTACTTCCCTCTCTTTCTTAAGCGCATTTATCTCCTGCATGACAGGGTTGATACTTGCGCCCATCATTTCCTGAAACAGAACTTTCAAATCTTCCTTGCTGATTTTATCATCAGGGGCTTTGGGTGGATCGGGTTGTTTTACTTCAACATCCTTAGGGGGTTCGGGGTTGTAGTTCTTGACAAAATCGGACTGTTCCTTTATGATATTCCTGTTCAGTGTATCCACGTGTCGGAATGCTTTGGTTACAAAGTCATCGAGTTCCGTTTCATCTGTTACTACGCCTTCAATACTCAATAGTGATTCTATGGTATCGGAGATTGTGATGTCGGATATTTTCTGAGAGGTTTTCCCTGACTTACCGACAAATTTGGCCTTGATGCTTTCAAGTGCCTGTTCTTTTGTGAATTTCATAGTGTTTCTATGTTTCGTTAATAAATTGGTTAATATACAAAAAGGTCTACATACGACTGTCTGTCGTTAGTAGACCTGTTTAGTCTTTTTTAGTTGCGCCTGTGTGGTGCTTATATATATAGGTATAGTTTATTCTCCGCTGGTGTGCTCCACATGAAAATATGTGGTATGCTTGCAATCGCGACACCGTAGCGAATAATCAACCGTACCATTCAATATCAAAAGTCTAAATGGCAAGGATTTTCCGCAATACGCACATTTGCTGTATTGCGTCTTGTCCATGTCGTCCTTTTCAGCAGTTGCCATTATAAACATTTTCAACAAAAGTAACAATATTGTTATAATTTTACTACCTTTGTTGCTGTAAAAATATGCACAAATTAAATGTTCGTAATTAAAGACAAGGATATACCACTGCCAACGCCATACCCACGCGTATATAGAAAGTTGCCTACGGTGAAAGAAAGCGGGTGGACACGATTCGATAATTTTACAATCAGAAAAGATATAGACCTCTGTCCACAGCCTGGGCTACAAGAAAAAGTGGTAGCCAGCGAGTGTAATCTGATATTTCTTGCTGGTGAAGCCACTATGGGGAAAGGGGCTGATTATAAGTCACTTATCTCTACGCCTAATGGCTGGGTTACGATGGGCAGCCTTGGGGTAGGGAGCGAAATATCTGACACTGAAAGCGGAGTTCAAACAGTGGAGCAAATTTACGAACTTGGAGAGACTGACCTATTTCTCGTAAAAATGCATGATGGATCTTCTTGTAGATGTACAAGAGAGCATCTATGGAAATATAAAATCACAAAACAGCACCACAAAGCGAAGTGGACAGTAGGAACTCTCGAAGAACTTATTGAAGTTATGGAGGAGAAAGAGGATAGTCAGCACGTATATATACCCCTCCCAGACCCCGTTTTTTATGAACAAAAAGAAAAACTACCAATACATCCATACGTGCTTGGGGCGATGCTGGGGGATGGGTGCATGAGTAATACTCTATCATCGGCTTATATTCATTGCCCAGATATTGAAATACTAGATAGATTTAGAGAGTTAGGATACCCAACAAAGAGGTATTGTAAATGTGGTCATAAGATTCAAGATTCTAACTTTGTATCAAATTTAAAAAAACTCAATCTTTGGGGTTGTTTAGCTGCAACTAAATTTATTCCTGGGATGTATAAATTTGCTAGTATAGAAAACCGAACAGAACTACTGCGTGGACTTATGGATACAGATGGGAATGTAGAGAAGTTCCACGTTCTCAGATATAGCACCATAAGTTTAAGTCTAGCAAGGGACATCCAGGAATTAGTGTGGAGTCTTGGCGGTAATTGTACAATAAATAAGAAATTACCACACTACACATATAAGGGAGAGAGGCTTCAGGGTGTATTATCCTATTATCTGAATATCAACTTGAAAAACGCAGATAATTATGTCACTCTTCCAAAGAAAAAAGAGAGATGCGTTTCTCAATATCGAAGAGGTCAAACCGAACTTTCAAGGGAAATTATTGGGATAGAGCATATTGGGAAAGAAAAGTGCCGCTGTATACGTGTTAGCAATCCTAATAGGTTATATATTACAGATAACTACATCGTAACCCACAACACCTTTTCAGGCTACCTAAAAGCGCTTAACGGCATAGACAAACCAAACTATACAGCCAAGCTCATATCAAAACGCCTGCAAGATAGTAAGAAGGGTGGTTCGCTGCTTCGTGACTTCAAGGTGGTTTTTGACGGGTTTGCCGGTTGCGAGGTATCTGGCGCCGACTACCCTACCGCAGTGTTTCCTCAGTGGAATAGTTCCATACAGATGATGCACATGAACTATAACACGAAAAATGAAAGCGAGTGGAAGGAGTTTCAGGACTACGCCAAGAAAAATCAGTGCTCCTACGCATATTGGGATGAGGTTACGGAGATAGAAGAGTTCAGGACATTCGCCTACTTCTTTTCAAGAAACAGGGACGCATCAGGAGTGAGACCTACTACCGTATGCTCATTCAACGCACTACACGAACACTGGACCACATCGTTTCTTAAACAAGGTGGCTATATAGGCCCAGACTGGTATCTGATACCTGAGACGCTTGGAAAGATACGCTATTTTTATGTTAAGGGTGACACGGTGGAGGCCGTTGAGTTTGCCGATACGAGGGATGAACTTGTCAGAAGATGCAAACTACAACCCACCCCCGAAGAGGAAGCCATAGGTATTACCGCACATGACCTTGTAAAGTCGTTCACCGTGTTCTCAGGACATGGTGCGGATAACAGGATATTGGTGCACCAGACAGGCGGTGGCAGCATTGCCAATCTGTATAATGTCGGTGAAACGGAGCGTCTAAAGATTAAGCACGCTTATTTCGGTCCAATAGAAAAGGAAGACGTGCGCATCAGCCAGCAAAGCATTGCCGACATATTCGTCATACCGGCAGACAGGTCTACCGATAGATACGCATCCATGGACGTTGCGGCAGGCGGTGACGTGTGCGTTATGATGATATGGGAAGGACATACGCTGATAGCCATAGAGACTTCGGATAGAAGGGAACCCGATGAGATAGAGATGTGGGCTGCGGCCATGCTGACGAAATACAAGGTTCCCGTGGAGAACTTCTCATTCGATGCCTCTGGATCAGGATTCTTCATGCGCAGATTCAAGCAGGGCGTACCAATCATATCAAACACAAGACCTATTATTGAATACGATGAGGCTGGCAATAAATCCGTAATGGAGGCATACTACACCCATAGGAGTCAGTTGCTCGGTAAGCTTGAAGCCGCACTTGTCAAGGGTGAGATTTCGTGCAGGATTGATAAATTCATGAGATTCCCTCACGGACCAAAAAGGATACAAACAACGCTTCTTGACATACTTGTAGAGGAGCGTAATGTGTTTAGACGTATTGACAGGAACGGGAAAATATATTACCGCAACAAGGATGAGTTCAAGACATCCTACAAGTTGTCACCAGACTACATTGACGCCATGGCTTACCGTATGGTGTTCGACCTTGACGCAAGACCAAGGAAGCAGAAGGCACGTGTCTACGGAGCAAGCGACTACCGCCTTGTATGGGACTTCGACCTGCCGGGCATGTAGAACAATAATGTGCATATTTTTCTTATTTTTATGGTTTTTTTCGTGTTTTTTGGCTTATTTTTGCTAAAAATACGGTAAAATAATGAAAATTTCTGATTATACGAAAAAGCCATTGTGGTCAAGAAACATCTATACCAAGAATTCAGAGATAAAGCCGACCACTGTAACAGACGCATTTATAACCAACGATCAGATGCGTCTCAATAATTCAAACAAGATAGTCCTAAACCAAACAGCGTTCATGCAGGAACTATCTCCCATGTCACACGAGATATTCTCAACGAGGATACGATCACTGCGTCCCAAGTACAAACTCAAAGAATCCACCGGTGAGTATATACTGAAGGGATATGAGGATGTTGAGCGTATCGGGCTGCCCATACAATCGTCAATAAGGGACAACAAGACGGGATACTGCTTCGGCAATCCACTATGGTTTGGCAATGAATCCGGGGATGAGAAGTCTGAGAAGATGGCGACATTCAAGACGTGGTGGAACTCGGCGAATATGACTTCATGCCTGTCGCAGATGGGACACCACCTGTTTGGTACGGGAGATGCCGCTATCGCCATATATATTGATGAGGACAAGAACATAAACTATAAGGTGTTCGGGTTCGAGAATGGCGATAATGTTACCGAGACATACGAACTTGTCGATGGCGTAAGAAAACGTGTTGGTGTACGCATGTTCCAGATAAACGGACACAATGCCGTGGAGTTGTATAAGCATAATGTAGTGGAGTTGTGGATAAATGCAGACGAAGATGACATTAGGGGTAAAATAGGCATGAAACCAACGGCCATAAAATCCGAGGATGACTACACACTGGTATCGTCCACTCCTCACAACTTCTCAACAGCACCGTTTGTGTATTTCCGTGAAAAGGATGTCCCGTGGGGTATTGCACAGGATATATGCGATAAGTTAGACTTGCTTGTATCGGACTTGTTGGAGAGTGGTCGCTTCTTCTTCAACCCGTACATATTCTTAAAGGGTGGAGCCATAGCGCTGCCATCCACAGACTTTCAAGGGCGTGTTTTCGCATCCGACAATGAGCAGGGAGATGCCAAGATTCTGGAACCGCCAAACGCAAGCGCCATGCTCGAAACCGCCTTCGGGAAACTCATGCGTATGCTTCTTGATTCCACAAAAACGGTATTCATACACCATGAGGACTTAAAAGGGCAGAATGATAGCGGTGCGTATCTACGTATGCTGTGCTTCCCTGAGATACAATGGGCTACAAACTTCTATCCACGCATAGACCAGCAGATGAAGCGGCTGTTCTCCCTGTTCGCAACAGCGGTTGGCATTGTGGAAAATGCGGTAACAGACTATGTTGATTTAAGGTTTTCGTACCAGTTCACGCCGTGTATACCGCAAAACCTGTATGAGGAATCGCAAATCATTACAGACTCTTATCGCGCAGGAGTTCTCTCACGTGAAACATCCGTGGAAGAACACTCACTGGCAAACCCGCAAGAGAAACAACGACTTGAAGCCGATGACGCACGAAAAGCCGCTTATGAAAAAGAAAAAACTAAAATACAAGAACCAGATAACGAGGTTAAACCCTCAAATAATAACAATTTAAAAAAATAATTTATGGACTCAACAAGAATTAAAATCGGGCAAGTCTTATATGGTCAAAGCGAAGGGTCCGAGGACATTGCCCTAGTGAAAGTTGAGAGTGTTGGAGTGGGTGGCATTAACTATAATGACACAGACAACACTTTTCAATATTCATTCGATGAGCTTTCTGGGATACCCGTGGCGGCCAATGTGTTGACATCGTCCGGGTTCACATTAAGTAATGGGCTGTATGTCAATAACAACATCAGCTTTATCAAAATTAAGCAAATTAACGGCCAGTGGTTCTGGTATGCCGACAGGGATAAGTGCATAATGGTGAAATACCTGCACGAATTGCAGGGATTATATGGAGACCTTACGGGAAATACACTTGCCGTTGACGAAGTGTTGTTGCTGACAGCACTTGGTAGCCCAATGGTTCTCTCCGCACCTACTGATTTTGCCGCATCTGACACGACACCCAACACCGTTACCATAAGCTGGCTTGAAGATGCTGATGCCGAAGGGTATGAATACCAGATTAACGATGGGGCGTGGGTGGCAGTGGATGTTGCCGAGGCTGAACTCACGGGTCTTACACACAGCACTACCTATAAGATAAGGGTTAAGGCTATCGGTGATGATGAGAACTTTGTAGACTCACCCGAATCCGAAGAGTATAGCTTCACAACCGCCGCACTCATTGTGCTTGACACCCCTGTCGTTACCGCATCATTGATTGAAGAACAGTCTATTGACATAAGCTGGGAGGCCATAGCCAACGCAGATGGATACCAATACAAGACTGGGGATGGTGAGTGGTCTGCAACACAAACCGAATTGACCGCCACAATAGGCTTGCTGTCAGCGAGCACGGAATATACATTCTACGTTAAGGCTATTGGTGATGGTGTCGTATACGACAACTCGTTGGCTGGTAGCCTGACCGAAACCACGCTTGACGAAAAACTAACGATGGGCAGCATAACGAGTGAAGCGCTCGGTACTACCAGCGTGAAGTTCTCATGGGATGAGGTGGCCAACTCGGTTGGTTATATCTGTCAATACAAAGAGGGTGAAGGATCATTCGTGGACTATGTGGGTGAAATTGCCGACGACGAAGGCGTTCGCTCAGTCACACTTACCGACCTTACACCCGGAACACAATACACCTTCTCCGTAATTGCCGATGCAGACACCGGATACCGAGATTCGGATGCCGCGGAGGGCGTTGTGAATACAAATGCGGAATAGATACAGTGCGACTAATCGGGAAGGGCGGCAGAGATGTCGCTCTTTTTTTATTTATAATGTTGTAAATTTAAAAATATGTACTATCTTTGCATAGTATTACTAATATCTTATAACATGAAATTCACAAAAAGGGGAAAAAAGAAGTTTACGTTAGAAACAGAGCTAAGCAAAGGCTTTGTAGCCAGGGTAACAGAAAACAGATTGGACTTGGAGTCCATAAGCAAATCGTGGAAAATCTCATTCTCGAAATCAACCACGGAGTACGCATACGCATTGTATCTTCTACAACACAACAATGTCAATGAATTGGCGCTTGCAACCGCCATGCTATTCAACTGCACACGTGTATTCACGGATGCTGAAATGCTAAAAGTCGTAATGACGGCAATGCAGAAAGTTGATGAAAAGCGCGCAAAGAACATGGCCAAGCAGTCCGCTAAGGAAGATGACTCAGAGATACTTGACAATGAGGCGCTATTACAGGCAAGCATAGAAGAAAATGCCGCCACAAAAAGCGGTAAGAAGGCCGTAAAGAAAATTATGAAAAATAAGTAATCATGGGCTGGGGTACAAGTTTTAGGGCAGACGTTTATATCAGCCGGGTTGATGTCGAAAATGCCGATCACGCGAAATGTATTATTGAGGATTGTCAGGAATTAATAAACGATGCCAAAACAATGCTTATAGGGTTTGCTGTCGCTACACCGCATATATCATCAGAAGAATCAATGGGGGATATGGTGAGATCCATGAGCTTTCAAGTAGATGATTGTGTAAGCACGATAGTGGAGAATGCTGAAAAAATAAGCCTATTGAGGCTATATATTAACGGAAAAGAAGAAGAAACTATTGAGTAATTTAATTAATAACTTAAAAACAAAACTATGGAAACAAACGAAATTGAATTGATCGTAAATGAACTCGACAATGATTTTACAGAAGTATTAACACAAATGGAAACCGAAGATGACAACAAGTGAATTTTTAAAAGAACTTGAAACGCGTATCAATGATGGTCGCGTGGTGAATATAGAAAGTTACCTGAGACGTAACGGGAGAACACGCATCGCAGCCACCAGGGAATTACAAGATGCCACAAGATGGAAGTGCGAAGAGATAAATGGTAAATACGGTGCTATATACGTAAATATTGAGGAGGAATAGTTATGGAGAAAAAGCATTATACGGCAGGAGGGAACCCGTCACACGCGGGAGTCTTCATCCTGCCCAATGGCAATAATGTCGATGTTGTCATAGACCGCGTGGAGTGGCGCGAGAAAGAAGAGATAAATGGTCGTGTGGAGTCTAAATTTGTAGCCATATTCAAACCCAATCCGTACACAGACCTACCAATGGTATTGAATAAGGTCAATAAACAACGATTACTTAAACTGGCATCCAAGGGGTCTTGGGATATTCTGGATGTGAAAAATCTTCCCGTAACACTCACGTGGGAGTCCACCAGAGTTGGCGATGGTCTGAGAATATCACCCGTCCCGCCACGACAAAAACAGCAAATGCCTGCGCAGCCACAACCGCAGCAGTTGGAGCCGCTTACCACCGCACATAAAAACTTCGGCAAGTGTGTGGACCATCTTAAAAATGGTGGCACGATAGACGACCTGCGTCTAAAATACACCATATCAAACGCCATGGAAGAAACGCTTAAACAAGCGTTATTATGATAGAATTGAGCCAAAAGGAATATGAATGGCTGTCTGAAAAGGCGGGATACATCTCCGCATCAAAACTGGATGACCTTACAACGAGTGGTCGGAGTGGTCGCGTGTGGGGAGACACCGCCATCACGTACCTATACAAACTGCAACGGGAGCGTAAACGTGGTATACCATCACCAATCCTATCGGCAAGACCGATGACATTTGGTCGTGAAAATGAGCCGTATGCCATAGACTGGCTGAAAGAAAACTATAATAAGGACATAAAGGATTGCTCACGTGACTTTGATAAAAAGATATTCAGAAAGCGCGAGGATGTCATGTTCGGTGCATCACCCGATGCCATATTGGGAACACCTGATAATGTATCTCATATTTTTGAGATAAAATGTGTGTACGGCGAGAAAGAGACGAACTGGATGTTCTCCGACACCGTGCCGTATGATGAAAAGAAGGCAGCGGTACTCAAGGAGCATAGATCGCAATTGGCTGGGTTGCTTCTTGCGTTTGAGGAGTGTGAGAAAATATCACTTCTGAAGTATGATGCACAACGCGATGACAACCCGTTCGACTGCATAGACCCAATGGATAAGAGCCGTGGTGTTCTGTTTGAGTTTACACGTAATGAGTTTGGGGATTATATTCAAGATATGTGGTGGAGAATATATATTGCAGATTTATTCCTGAAAGAGGGACTTAACCCAGACAACATTAATGATTACTTCTTTATTACAAATGAAAACAAAGATGAGTCTGGAGTAATGAGATTTATAAATACAAAAATAGTAAAAAATGAATAATCAAAAGCAAGTTGAAATAATCGGCCTTGAAGCCGGGAACTATAACACCATAAAGGTGGTGCGCCTTACACCCGACATTTTGTCCAAGAAATTCATACAGATTGTCGGTGAGAGTGGCGCAGGAAAATCAAGCCTGTTGGAATTGCTGAAACTGCCAATATCTGGCACAGACACCATAAAGAAAAAAGCAATTCTTGAAAAAGGGTTTTTCACACAGGCACAATTACTCGATGGAGACCTTAATATATATATAGGTGCGAAAGTCTCCGAATATCAGCGAGGGGAAAAGGCGGGAGACCCTAAGTTTGAGTTCTACCTCTATTCTCTTGATGAAAATGGAAAGCAGTACCAGCCTGTCATTGATGGCGTTGCTGCAACGGCAAGTGAGTATACCAAACTACTTACCACGGATTTGACGTTCAAGATGTCGGATATGTTCTCCGAAAATCAGACCATACACCGCAAGCTCATAGAGTCATTGTTCAAGGATGAACTCAATGCGCTGAAAGCCGATGTACTTATGGCGTCCATTGAGGAGAAGAAGAAGCTGAGGGATAATGCGAGGATGATGTGCCAGTCACAAGGCGCATACATGGAAAGGTTCAAGGAAGAAGGGTTTGATGAGAATAAACTGGCGATGATAGTGCCCGTTGACATATCTGAAATAGAATCAAAGATAACAGAGCTGATAGTCAAGAAAGACAGACTGGAACGTGGTAGCAAGGATGCCTACAACCTTGCCGTAATGGGTCTTGAACGTGATCGGGAGCAGAAGATACAGGCATTAAAAGATAAAGGTAATGAGCTTTTAGAGCAACTTCGTGAAGATCGGCGCGTAAAACAGGCAGCATATAACAAGGCTCTTGCGGAACATGAGCAAGCGCAGGAAAAATATCTCAAGGAAAAGACCGAGGCGCAAGAGATAATAAGCAAGATACAGGGGTACTTCGTGCGTCCGTCAGAAGATGTCGTTAAACTTGTCACCGATGAAATGACGCACAAGTTGAAATCAATATCCATAGTAGAGCCGAAATTGGAGCCTGATGATAAAGCATTGTTACTGAAGATAAAAAACATCCGCGAGAAAATAGAAAACTTCCCAAATGTGATATATCCCGCTGTGTCCGATGTGGACACATCCGACATAGACAAGGAACTCGCTGTGCTTGAGGATCGGAAGCTTTCCGCACAAAAAACAAACGCTATCCATAACAGGTATAAGATGTGGCAGACATGGATTGCGGCAAAATCGCTATATGAGGATGAACTTGACAAACTGCGCACACTATATGCGTCCGTAAACACCGGTGTTGAGGGTCTGTCAATCGTACCTACCGAGACAGATGGCGGGAAAATAGAAATATGGATGATGTATGACGGACGCTATGACCCAGCGTTCTTCTACAATGATGGTGGAGAACTGCGACACCTGTTCGCATACTCCTCGTTTCAGCGATCGGTGATAGGTGTCATTCTGCAAGCAGCACGTCTTGACTTGAAGAAAAAGGCACTCCGACTTGCCATCGTTGATGATGTGGCATTTACGGAAAAAGGTGTACAGATATTGGCTGACCTTTGCGATAAGTTCAATATAAAACTTATTGCCGGTAGGACAATAGCTCCTACTGTGGATACGCTTGCTGATTCACAGATACTTGTTGATGGCGGAGAAATATTCTTCAACGATGGTTCCAATTAGACTTGTAAGACAAATAGGGTCGTTATGTGAGTTCATGTTCCGATGGGGCGTAAAGGACTCGGCTACACTATGCGACCCTGTTGTCTCCAATGAATTTGCGAATCAGGATGACGCCTACGATAACCTGTGCTTCCTGATAAGCAATTACGGGATTGTCAAGCCATCAATATATATTGACATCCTATATCTTAAAACAAGGACTGAAATCAAACTCAATGAACTTTCCAACTTCCTGGGCAGGTCAAAAATGGATGTCGCTATTAAAAACGGACTATGCTATATATGCAACTTTTATTACAGAAAGGGCGTAGCATACGGGGTAGGCGTGGATAAGCGTGACGCACTGATTATGTATGATAAAATCAATGGCGGCAGGTCACACCCATACCTGTATGGTGGTCGGCTAAGCCACAGCAAATTCATCCTATGTGTTAAGTCCGAGTGTGCCATTATTGACGCATTACGGGCTCAGCACGGGCTGACGCGCCGTATGACACCACTTATAAACATTATGGCTAAAGTTATAAAAAATGAAAACAGACGCAAGGAGATATTGGGTATCAGTGAGACAATCAGACGGTATGAGAGTGAGTTGGATATGGAAGAGAATTTATATATAGGGGCTGATGAAGATGCTGATACCTATTGAACATGAGATGCGGCATATTGCCAATGAGAATTATGGTATGATAGTGCCTTTCGGGGATTATAAGAACTCCCGCTTGGTGGATTGTGAAATCGGATCCAAGTGCATCTCCCTTGATAAGCATCGCGGTATACTGATAAGCCGTGTTATACTCGTCATACCTTCGTTAGTGGCAAACACCATATCCATGATGCTGTACAATATGGACATAGAAAATTCATTCGGCAGGATGGTGCGTAATTGGGAAGGAGAGGTGTTCGAGGATAGAGCACTATTTATTGTTATCAAAAAAATAGGACAAAATGACAAATCATAAAATATCACATCTTTACCAACCAGAAATCATTGTACCATATAGCGCAATAGAAAATAATTGGGAAGTACGCGAGGGTGACATCTGCGACATGAGTGATGGCGTCAGTGCCACCATAGAGAATGTGCAACACTTGAATATGATCTCTCCCGATAGTGAGTCTACCGTAATGCGGATTTACAAAATATCGTCATGGGGGCTGCTCAAACAATGGTATCTTCGCGGTATGCCACTAAACTCCATTTACTTTTTAAAATTAACATTACGCAAAAATGCTTGACGTTGTTTTAAGACCATACCAGGAGAAGATGATGGGAGATATACGTGATGCCATGCGTACGCATCGCAGAATTGCCGTAAGGCTGCAACAGGGTGGTGGTAAATCATACCTTATTGCAGCCATGGCACTCCGCTCTATGGCGCGTGGTAACCAAGTGCTCATATTGTCACATAGAAGGCAGATAACGGCACAAAATCATGGTATATTCGAGAACCTGGGGGTTAAACCGCAAGTAATCACAGCCAAGACAAAAAACATAAGCAAGGACGAGATGTGTAATATCGCCATGTCACAAACCTTGATGTCGCGTGCCACCAAGCATGAGCATGTGAGGGAGCTTATCCGAGGCTGTCGTGTCGTGCTTATAGATGAAGGCCACCTGCAATGGAATGATTGGATATTCGACCTTGTGGCGGATGATGCCTATGTAATCGGGTTTTCAGGCACATGGAGCAGGTCGGGTAAGCAGAAGCAGCTCGGATTGCTGTATGACACCATCGTATCTGGTATATCCGCACCGGAACTCATCTCCATGGGCTTCATCGTGCCATCGGAATGTTACGGGTTTGATGCGCCAGATTTGAGTGACGTGGATTGGGATTACCACTCCGGAGACTGGAACCAGAGACAACTCGCCATGAAGTTCCGTGATAGGACAAGGTATGGTGGTATTGTCAATGAATGGAAAAGGCTTGCCTATAACACCAAGACGTTGGTGTATACCACATCTTCAGAGCACTGCGTGGAATTATGCCAAGAGTTCAGGGATGGCGGTATATACGCAAAGTATATACTTTCCAAGCCGATGCCTCAGACTGATGATGAGCTTAGCGGTACACGAAGTGCCGTTCTTCGTGAGTTTGAAGCTGGTGAACTTAAAGTATTGCTTAATGTGGATATTCTCGGTGTCGGATATAACAATCCGTCAATAGAGACTGTGATACTGGATATAGCCACGGAGTCTTATCCAAACTACTCACAGAAAGGTGCTCGCGGTGGGAGACCGGCTGCCGGGAAAACACATTACACGCTGTTGGACTTCGGAGATAATGTGAAGAAGTTTGGGTCACCAGAGTACGACAGACAGCAGATATTATGGCACAACGAACTTAAGGGTGGAGGCATAGCATCCACAAAAGAGTGCCCAACATGCAAGCGCTTGATACACCTGTCATACCGTATATGCCCGTTCTGCGGACATAAATTCCTTACGGAGAAAGAGATATATGAGGTGGAGCTTGTACGTATAGCAGAGCAAGTCACACAACCCACTGAAAAAGAGTCGCT